ACTGATGAAGATGATCTTATTGGTGGTTTCCGTCTTGTTAATGGTGAAACCGTATGGCACAATGGCCCAGTCATTGAAGCACTCGAACGAGGTGCAATCTTGCTCCTCGACGAAATCGATCTTGCCTCAAACAAGATCCTCTGCCTTCAGAGCGTCCTTGAAGGAACTGGTGTCTTCCTTAAGAAAATTGGAAAGTTTGTTAAGCCAGCCGCTGGATTCAACGTCATCGCAACCGCAAATACCAAAGGTAAAGGATCAGACGACGGAAGATTCATTGGAACCAACGTGCTCAACGAAGCATTCCTTGAGCGATTCCCAGTAACATTTGAGCAAGACTATCCATCACCTTCTGTTGAATCTAAGATTCTTCTTAAAGTTGCTTCTAATCTAAAAATAAATGATGATAACTTCTGTAAGAGATTAGTGGATTGGGGTGACATCATCCGTAAAACATTCTATGATGGTGGTATCGAAGAGATCATCAGTACTCGTAGATTGGTTCACATTGTTCGTGCTTTCTCTATCTTTAAGGATAAGGCAAAAGCAATTCAAGATTGTGTAAACAGATTTGATGAGGAGACTAAGCAATCATTCTTAGAATTGTATGATAAGGTTGATGCTGATTTTGAATTAGAAACAACTAAAGAGGAAGTGTAGTGACCATTTGGCAAGACTACATTAGTGCCTACAGATCAATTCTACCTATGAAGATAGAAGGTCTGTGGGCCAGTTGGGAAGGTAAAGGAACTTATTTGAATGCTATCACACATTCACATCCACACTTTCTTAAATCAAGGCAAGTGGATATCACGGATGGTAAACATGCTGACATCTTTAACTGTATAGCATATCCAAAGACTGGAAGTAACCTTCCTTGTTTTGGTATGGATCTAATGGCATTCAATGAGAAGAAGGTCATTGTTGTTTTTGATTTCCAACATCCTAAAGAGAAATATCCATATCGTGTAGAAGGATTGCCAGTAGCAACAGAAGACTATCGTTTCTTTGAAAAGGGTAATCACTTCTCTGATAATATCTTTGTGAGATATTGTAAACCAGATGAGGTGAATGAACATCTTGATATGTTTAAGTTATACTTGACGAAGTATGTGGATATGGTAGAATATGAGAAACCCACTGGTACTGACACTAGTGAATATAAAGACTTCGATGCTTACATGACCAGACTCGATCCAGTAAGTGGATACCTTAAAGGTAAGTTTGGTAAAGAAAAAGCAGAGAGTCTTGTAAACGATTTCTTATTTGAATATGGCTAAAGAAAAAGATCCACTTACTGGATTATGGGCAGAAACAGATTCTTATGTTGGATCAGGTAATACTGCTACGGAGCCAGCTCATTCTCCCTATTATTATGATTACACTCGTAATGATCCTTTCGCAGATAACCCATTCACCGATGCATTTGATTATCTTATGGCAGAATCAGTAACAGGAAAAACACCTTGGATTTATGAGTCACCTGATAATGGTAAGACCATTTATAGGTATAAACGTGGAACCGATCCACTTAAAAGAGAATTGTATGTACCTGAAGATGATGCTCCATCAGAGTTTACAACACTTTCTGATAATGATGACCAAATAGCACATCATGTAGATTCATTGACGCTAAATACCGTGGATCCAATTCGGTCAAAGGACATTATGACAGACAGCAGGAACAAGTATCATGAGAATGAAATCATTAATGATATTAAAGAGTATGTATCAAGCACTTATAATGGACACTATACAGGCACTCAACATGAGTACCGTAATGTTCAAACAATAGACTTGATGGCATCCAGAGATCTTGCATCTACATTCTGTCAAGCAAACATACTTAAGTACGGTAGTAGGTATGGAAGTAAAGACGGAAGAAATAAAAAAGACTTGCTAAAAGTGATACATTATGCTATGCTACTACTACATTTTGATGAACACTACGGCAAACCAAAAATGACCAGTGGAAACATTGATCACAATATGCCTTAATCATGAAACTCCGACCTCATAACATGAAACTAACTGAAAAAACATTAAATCTTTTAAAGAACTTTGCATCCATAAACCAATCAATTCTTTTTAAGAAAGGGTCTACTCTTCGTACAATGTCTGTGATGAAGAATATACTTGCAGAAGCGGATATCGGAGAAGAAATTCCACAAGATTTTGCTATCTATGATCTAGTACAATTCTTAAATGGTATTTCATTATATGGTGATCCTGAATTAGATTTCCAAAATGAATCTTATTTGACTATTCGTGATGGTAAGAATCATAGGACAAAGTATTTCTTTGCTGATCCAAGTGTAGTTGTTGCTCCACCAGAC